TCCTGAACTGTACCCGGTGGCCTGTGCTCCTGACCTGTCCCCGGTGGCCTGTGCTCCTGACCTGTACCCGGTGGCCTGTGCTCCTGAACTGTCCCCGGTGGTAGAATTTTCTTTTGACCACGTCATTTTTTCAAAAATAAATTTAATGCCACCAGTAATAATATCTTTCAGCCCGATCTCTGCAGCGATTTTAATTTTGCTACACGCTACCTTACTGTCTTGATCGTGTCGGCTAATATCGCCGTCGCCTTCCACTTCGCAGAAGCGGCTGGTAGCTGGGTCGTAATAACTAAATACGTCCAAGGGGTTTTCGCAAAAATGAAATCCTGTTTTACAGGCAATCGCCTGTTCTTCTTCGTATTCCTTGCCAACCTCAAACTGAAAAACTTTATCTCCGGGTGTGCACTGTAATTTTGAATTAAATCCTTTGTAACCTTTAACCAACTTTCATTCTCCCTTCTTGCCCTACCACCCAAACATGTGGTAGAATATATCAAACAAATTTTTCTCATGCCGTCTCTTGTGGGCGGCTTTTTCTTTGCCGAAATTGAGTCCTTCCCTGAGTCCCCGCCACCAAGCTTGTACAGTGTCTTCGCTTATCAAGCCCTCTTGCGCCAGAGCTGCCAATGTTTCCGGTGAAGTGTAGCCTTTCTTTGTCCTTCCTTTTAGCTCATTCAAAAACTGACACTTGCTTTTGTTTACCGCATCTGCCGCCACCTGCAGGGACACGCCCCGTACTTTGAAGTCGAATTTAACCAATGTCGAAAAGTCGTAAGTTTTCACCGCTACTCAGACCTCCTTTCTGCGGGTATATTGTAGTCAGAAGGTAGCTCCCCACCTTCAGCCCCCCGCCGATTATCCCCTCCCGGCTTCGGACTCTCCCCCTGGAGCCGGGGAACTATCCCGCCTTATTTGGCGATTCTGATTTTCTTCTGGTTACATCTTGCTTCAATGAATTTTTTAAGGTCGCTCGGATATACAACCCAACTTCTGCCTAGCTTGTACCCTTTTAAATCGCCATTCTCTAATGCTTTATATAGAAAGTCGGTTCCTGATCCCAGGTGTTCTTGTACCTCTTTAAAACGCATTGGTTTTTCAAGGTTTGTCGCCATGGCTTGTCCCTCCTTTCTGTTGGATTGATGAAGTTGTCAAAGATCCTTGATTTTCCAGTGATTTATTTTTAGATCTGAGGAATAATGTTATATAGCTTTTTTATTCTTTTGTGGCTTTTCGCTACTTTTCTCGTTAAAAAAAATAGTCCAGTCAAATCCCAGAACTTGAGCTATTTGTTTTGCCGTTTTAACGCTGGGGTTTCTTAACCCATTTTCAATGTGGCAATATGTGGTTCGATCAATATTTGATAAATCTGCTACCTTTTCCTGGGTTAAATCTTTTCTGTATTTTATAAGCCATAATCTCTTTTTCATTATTTCATCTCCTTTATTGATTGTGGCATATTGTATCCCTTGTTGTTTCTAGTATAGTGGCATATTGTATCTTTGTCAAGCATATTTATATCATTTCGCCACAAATATTTTCATGTGGCGCTTTGTAACTTATAATTTCGGTAAGGATGTGATTTTAGTGCTAGACAAACGGTTAACAGCTTTAAGAAAAGAAAGAAAACTTACCCAACAAGAAGTTGCGGACGCTTTGAAAATTTCACGAGGTACGTATGGGCATTATGAAATAGGTAGAAGAGAACCTGATTATAAAACGCTCCAACAATTTGCTGAATTTTTCGGAGTTACAACCGACTACCTTCTTGGCCGCGATCAATACCCGGACGTGAATGTTTCTTTTGAACTGCATGAAGGCGCAGCAATTAAGAGCATGGAAGATATAGATTATGTTTTAAATGAAACAAGAAAAGAGTTAATGAAGGCTGTAAATGAAGGTCGTATCTCTGAAGAAAAGGCCATGTTAGCTGTCAATATGCTACGTGACCAATTAACGGCATTGTTGAAAGTTATATAAATTAGTCCAGGCGCAACGCTGGGCTTTTTTTATCCCCATAGATACCATAATTTTATAAAAAAGGGGGTTGGTGCTAACACGGAAATTACAGAAAGGAGGGACGAGCCTATTATTACTATCGTCATAACTTTTAACGATCAGAAAATAGGCAACCTGGACAACCAGCATTCACAAGCCGCCGCAAGTGATTGCATCGTCTTAGTCGTCCAGGTCGCATCTTAGAGGATGCGGTTCGTCCCTTCGCAAGTGCAGCCGAAGCAGGCAAGCCCTATGAAGTTCAGAACCACATCGAGTTAAATTATACTAAAATGTGCATATTTCGACAAAGGTAAATAATTACAAGGAGGAACGAAGAATTTTTAGGGAGGCGTTTGTTGTGGTTGATTCGCTAAAAAATATAATAATGATGGCTGTATTTTTTGCCGTAATATTATTTGTTTTATTGGGATTAGGTTGGAAAACTGTTGCTTTTATTTTTTTCTATTTATTCGCCTTATTAACAACCGTAAGCGTAATAGCCTTTATTGTAGCCTTGATTGGAACAATATCCGCAATAATTAATAACCGCAAAATATTTAAATATAATTCGGGAAATGAAATAAGACCAGCAATAGTAAATGCTGTATATACTTTAGGAATTAGACTTATCGAGGAAGTTGTTACCGTTATTATGGCGGTTGTTTTATATGCCATATTTTATGTGCCCGGAATTTTGATTAAGGGGTGATAAATTGTTTGATTTTTTTAATTTAAGTGCGTGGTGGATTCTGTTTAGTATAGGGCTTTGCTCGTATGCAATTACATCATATATATTGTTTTTTCTAGGTTCGCATATGGGAAAGGCTTTATTTTCTCTTGTTATTTTAGTGTGTCAAGTTATTATTTGGGTTAAGTTTGGGTTTATTTCTTTCATTACTTCCATAATATTGTCTTTTATATCTGCAGTATTAATATCGAAGATATTATTTAAGTTGTCTGGATGCGAAGAAAAATGGGGATGATTAAATGAATTGGCGTGAATACATAGGGAAGCTCAAACAGCATTGGATTCTCGTTGTGGCCCTGGCGCTAATAATCGGCGTTTCGGCAGGCGTTTACATGTTGAATAATAACTCGTTGCCAGTTGCAACTCCGTCCTATAAATACGTAGGTAGTGTTAACTCTGACAAGTTCCATTATCCGGACTGCCGGTGGGCGCAAAATATCATAGAAGAAAATGAAATCTGGTTTAATAGCAAAGAGGATGCAACAGCGAAAGGGTACAGGCCTTGTCAGACTTGCAGACCGTGAGGTATATAACATGAAAAAAGATAGTGAGCTCAAAAAACGGAAAGATGGTAGATACGCAAAAAAAGTAACACTGCCGAACGGGAAAAAACCTTTTGTCTATGGCCGGACCCTAAAGGAATTAAACGAAAACCGTGACGATCTGCTGCTGCAATACAATCTTGGGGCCACTGACATTGACAAAACTATTACCGTTGAAAAGTGGGGTGAAAAGTGGTGGAAAATCAAAAAGAAAGGTAAGACTGGAGATAAGTCCCAATATGGTTATGTAAGTGCTATGAATAATTATATCTTTGAAGAACTGGGAAGTATGAAGCTGATTGACGTTAAAGATATTCACATTCAAAGCCTTATTAATAAAATGGGTGAAGCTGGCAAATCAGAAAGCTTGCAAAAGAAAGTCCTAATTACGCTTAACGGGATGTTCAAATATGCGAAGAAAAACGGAATGATCGTATCTAACCCGGCAGAAGATATCGACATATATAATGTACCGCCGAATATACGAGAAGCTCTAAACCCTATAGAAACAGAACTATTGCTAAACGCACTACCTGGTTTAAGGGCAGAGATGGCTATTCATATTGCCTTATATTGCGGCTTACGTCGTGGTGAAATAGCGGCCCTCAAATGGACGGATATAAACGAGGAGCACAAATGTTTTGTCATTGTAAATGCAGTGGAATTTATACGGAACAGGCCAAACGAAAAAGGGACTAAAACGGTCGCAGGCAATAGAGTTATCCCGATCCCTCCTCACCTTTGGGATATGCTTCAGAGCTCCCCCAGAACAGCTATATTCATCGTCCCCTCTGCAAAGGGTACGCAAATGAGCGAATCATCTGCAAGGCGCATTCTGGAGCCTGTGCAGCGCAGGATTAATAAACTTCCTGCTGAAGATAAGTTTATTGTTACGTGGCATATTCTAAGGCATACTTATGCAACCAATTTAGACAAGATGGGTGTAAGCCCTAAAACGTGCCAGTATTTACTTGGGCATTCTGAATTATCAACCACAAAAAATATATATACACATTTCCAAGATGAGCATTTGGAAGTGGCAGCAAAACAACTTGAAAAAATATATGAAATTAGTCAAAAATCTACCCCCTGGATAGTGAGAAGTAGTCAAAAGGTAGTCAAAGCAGAAAACGTACAAGACGATAAAATGATTATTAAGGGTAAAAGCGGAACTACGGACAACTGATTTGGGATCAGAAGGCCGCAGGTTCAAATCCTGTCGCCCCGACCAGTAAGAATAGCTAAACCCCGCATATAAAGCGGGGTTTTTGTATTTATGTCAGGAAAACAAATGTTTATTTTTAATGGTTATTTGCGGTTATTTATTGGTTTTAATTATAAAAAGGTAGTCAAAAGGTAGTCAGGGTTAATGTTTGTTAATGCCTATTGTTTAGCCTCTCTACGGGATTATAAATTGTCTAAAAGTAGTCAAATAAAAAAAGGGGGGCTGGTTAGGCCCCCGCAGATAGGGATCACCTCCCTTAATAATTCTTGCTGCGTGCAACGTCAACAACAGACTCACCGGCGATATATGAGATGATAAAGCCTGCAATCCAGTTGTATGCGTCTTTAGGTACACCCAGGCCAAAACCTTCATTGAGAATAACAAATACAGTCCCGGCCAAAGCCAGCAGGAATTTGCGTGAAGTCAGCTTTTGTTTAAAGGTCTGCATGTCCATCCCTCCTATTTATTCACAATAACGGTTTTTGTCTTGTCGTCCCACTCCACCTTGGCCCCCAATGCTTCAGCCAAGGCCCGGACGGGGGCATAGCTGAGATCGTCTTTCAAAAAACCGGTCAGCGTTTGACCGTTTACTTTGATCTTCGCTTCTGATAACACGTCATCGTCCTCCAATCTTTTTTTGAGTTCATCCCAAGGGAACATGGCGCCAGGGCAGGCAGTCGCCATAACATCCTTGTGGCCTATTACTTTTAATTTTCCGTACTCTGATTCAAGAAATTTAATCAGTTCGACCAAAACTGCCATCTGCGCGCTCGTAGGAACGGCGTTCATGAAATTTCCGACTAAACATATACCGATGCTGTCCCCGTTGCCTGACGGGCCACTGTGTGACCCTATAGACCATTCCGGCCTGCCGCGCTCTATAACGCCATCTTTTTTGATTACGAAATGATAGCCGATGCCAGCCCATCCTTTATTGAGGTGCCATTTGTGGAATGTAGCTGCATCCCCGGTGTCACTGTCTGAGTGATGAATGATAATGCGCTTGGTCTGGCTGCGCTTTTTGAGTCCGTTAAACGTCAGATTCGTTTCCACTATCTTCATCTGGTGTTTTCTCCTTTCCCCATATTGATTCAGCAAGGCTTGCGGCAGACACCCCTACTACACCAAGGATTAGTGAGTTAAGGATGCCGACCAGATTCGCCGATATATCCCCCCTGTGCCAGTACATAAACAAAGCAAAAGCCAGCGTAAAAAGCATGCTAATCATGAGCGTTGACACTCGCTTTTCTTCCAGGGACACCAGCTTTTTAATCATGTCCATAAATTCATCCCCCGAAAAACCTGGTTAATAAAGCAGCAGTAACGCTTGACAATCCAGTAATTAAAAAAGTCGCCCACAAGGGCAACCTGTTGGCCAAATCTTTGAGATTGTTGTTAATTTCCATATGCGTCACTTCCTCGTGGTGCTGTTGCCACGCTTTAATATTGGTTATTTCTACGGTTACCCCTGCATGGTTTTGGCACTGTGTATTTTCGCCCATTTGACAATCCCCTCCCCAACATTAAAATAAAGTGTTAAACTGTTTCTGCAGGCGAAAAAGCGTGGCAGCGCTTACCTCCTTGTCCCCGACGGGAGGGTGCCTGCACTACCCCATAAAATAAGGGAGCCTTGCGACTCCCTGTTGATAAAAAATGTTCAATCGGAATACAATAGTAGTGAGGTGATAATTTTGCTTGATACAATTACAAATATCTTCATTATTGTATGTTTAATATGGTTCGTTCAATGGTTATCTTACCGTGAGAGAAAAGACTACAAAGAATTTTTGCAATGGAGAAAACATCACCCCGGTGATACTGTTATTGAAGTAGAGCAACAGCCGAAAAGCGAACCGCCGGCAGACGATCCAAATATAATATTATTAGAAGAATACCGGAAGGCTAAATAATTACCATCCAGAACTTGATTTTACTTTTATGCCCCTCTTTTTCAATATATCCTCTTTCGCCTGCGCGGCTGCATCATCCAATATCTTATTTACCTTTTCGGCCCTTCTCTCAACGCTTATATTATCTGACAACCTGCTTAATCCTTCCCTTGTATATTCCCCGGTAAGCCTTTGGAACTCTGAATATTCCTCCGATGTTAAATCAATCCTTTCGCTCTTGTTTCCACCTTTAGGCGTATACGTAATGTATTTATCCACCGTGCGAGGGAAGACAGTTTTGTCTCCGCTTTCATTGTAGATGTCAAGCACTTTCTGCGCTTCCAGGGAAGGATTGTATTTGCTGACAAAGGCCGGATTGATTAAAACATTAAAAGCATTGTTATCGGTTTGATAGGTCTGCAATGGCTGTCCAAGGGTACCATACGATTGAGGAAGAGATTTATTTAACCCGGGAACCTTGGCAATCGTTTTATTTTTCATTTCATCCAGATAATCCGGGCTATAGGTTGTGCGCTTCTGGTTATCCATCAGCTGCTTAACCTGGTTTAATAGAGTAGGTACAAACGATGCCGGTACACCTTCCAGCATTTTTAACAATCCTGTTGCAACATCTCCCTTTTGTCCGCTAAACAACTGTTCTACACCTTGCAAGACAGGCTGGTCAGCAAAAGCATTGATGCCTGAAACCACTCCGCCACCGCCAAGCGTTGCTAAAGATCCCAATTTGCCGACAATACCTTTCTTTTGTCCTTTGTTTTGGTTAATGTCAGCTCCCATTGCAAGCCCTATAGCGTTTGGCTGGAACCAATCGTAAGAAATGGTTGTATCTCCTTTTCTGAGCCTTGCCACACTTGGATTAAACCCGCTTGTAATAAACCGCTTAAGCCCGGAAACATTTATTCTGTATTCTCCAAAGCCAGCCTGCGCGTTCAGGTTTTCAATGTCGTAATCTTCGTTGGCTTTACCTGTTATAATGCCAAGTTTGTGCAGAATGGCACCCGTACCAACCAGCATTGTTGATCCGACTAAAGCCCTGCTGAATGATTCAACAAAAGCTTTCTGGTTAAACTCGCGCCCCATCAGCGGCTTGCCTAATTCAAGAACGGTTTTAATGAATCCGGCAGGGGAATATTCAATGCCTCGACTAAGCAAGTTGCCAGGGGTCTTCGGGTACTTGATTACGAAGTCACCTATGCCAAAATCCTTATTGGCATTCAAAGCACGCTTGATTCCTGAAAACGCCTTGGCAGCTAGACTGTCATCCTGGAATGTTCTGTACAAAGCGTCATGATGGGCTATTTCTTCCATCTGTTCAATCGTCGGAGCTTTTTTGGATAACTTCGCCGCTGCCGCTTGCTGCCTCATGCTCTCGTCATATGCAGCCTGATAGAATGCCCGGTCAGTAGCTTTCAATTCTATATTTAAGGCTTTTTCCATATATGACAGCGGGCCGGAACGAAATACTCTTCCACGCGGCAGGTCAAATTTTCCGCCAGCCATGTTGCTTGTGTCAATGCCCAGCAGCGCATCTTCCAAGCCAAGCTTAAAGCCTTTTGCAGCTCCTTTAGCTTGTGTGCCAAGAGAAGGTAATACCTTGGCCCTGTTGCCGGTAATTAAACTGGTTGTTTTGTCAATGCCAGCGCCGACAACATCACTAATATTCTCCATCCCCGCAAATCCGATGTTGCCGATTATATTTCTGGTTGCAGTTTTAGGATTCAATAGTTGTGCCATAGTCTGCAAAGAAGCAATTACCTGTAACTTGTTGGGCGGTATCTGCGAAGCGATTACGTCCAAAGCCTGCGCGGTTTTTATGTCCCTTGCCCTGCCTTCCAGCCCTTCCGCCTGTTTCATCAGGTCAACGATCTTTTGCGCCGTTTTCTCATCCAGTTTAACCGTGTTTTTATACCCCAATTTGGTAAGGTCAAAATTAGCGCGGGCAATTACTTTTTGAGCGTATGACAGCATTCCTTCAGGGGTTAATCTGCTCCACATAGAAAGAGCTTGGATCGCTTGCCCGGCTTCAGTTGCTTTCTTTGCTAATGCCTCGGTAAGATCAACAGCCATTTGAATATCACCGGTTTCATTCGCTTGTTTAACTAGTAATAGTCCTGCTGTGTTGTCGATCCTGTCTGACGGTGCATCGCTTAAAATACGACGTACAACCGCGCCAGCGTCTGCGTCAAGTGCCTTTTGTGCATCCGCCAAGGTCTGCTCGTTGCTGATCGTTTCGTAAGCCCCCCGGCCTTCTGGTGTAATTTCGTCGTTTAAAGCTTTTATATATTCTTCCTTGGCCCACGGTGCCTTTGCTGCAGACAATCCAAGCTTTCTAGCTTTTTGCGTTACATCTAAGGATTCTTGCCCAACTCTTATAGTCGTTTTGCCGGTTTTAGCTAATTGCTGCGATTGCTTCCATATGTCTGTTAATAGCCTGGATTGTACTTCCGGGGAGTAACCATCAAACAAATCACTAAACTGTTGTCGCATTGCTGATTCAAAATTCACCTTGCCTTTGCCGGTGTTTGCCGCCCCATACTCTACCATTGTTCTCAGTTTGTCGGTCCGGTTTTGATGGTCAAGTTTTAAAGAAGGTTCAAGTTTCGCCGCTGCCCCTTCGGGCATACCCTGAAGTTTGCCGCCCTTCATTTCTGCCAGATAACCTTGATATTCTACCGCCAGCCTATCCCGCATGACCTCAACATCTTTCAGGTATTGCATGATTGACATGTCCTCGCCGACCTTGCCTTTGAATGCAGATATAATGTTGTCGATAGCGTCAAGTATAGGCTTAATTAATTCTGGGGCCTGCTGCCGGACTCGCTGCCAGAAAGATGGTTCAAGCATGGATTCGGCCATAGCATCAGAAGTCAGTTCTTTCGGTATTTGCTTTTCTGCGTAGCCAAGTTCCGTATAGTGCTTGTTAATCCCTTTGGCATCCGCGATATGTTCCTGTACGATCTGCATTAACCTTGCGTGTGCTTCTGGGTTGGTTGTTTCGATGGTATGAATAATTTCGTGGTTTGTTACATAAAGAACTGGTTGCTTTGTTTCTTTGTTAAGAAATATTCTTTTACCTAAAGCGACGCCGGCAGTATCTTTTAAGCCCTTAACAGGAATAACAGACCAGCCGGTGTTTGCTTCGGCCATAAGATTAGCTACTTTAAAATCTGGTTTCTCCATAGCTTCAGGAGCAGATTCAACCCTGCTGATCCTCTTTGAATAACCGCTTCTTTTCTCCAATACAGTATTAAGGTAATCAACAGCCGGACTTGATTCACGTTTAAAGGCAATAGACGGATTCTGTTCAGTTAATTGCTGCTTTATAATGCTTTCTGAAGGATAGGAAATTTCTCCCTTTCTAGCTTCCAAATTTAAAATCGGTGCTGTTGGTTTACCTTCCGGGAGCATAGCAGGAAGTTTATCACTTGTCCGCGCTATTCCATTAGGATCAACAAAAAAATCAGGTTTAGCAACGGCTGGCTCATCGTCAAGGTATGAATAGTTTATTGTTTCATCCGCATTAACCCGCGCTTTGGCAGAAGGCATGTCAATACCTCTTATTAATCCAGATTTATTGGGTTGGGTTAAAAGTGGATTAAATTTATCAATGCCTCCTACACCTACCCACATAGCCGGGTCTGCTGCATCAATAAGAGCCTGAGACGCAGCCCCCATTATTGGATGCTCTTGGGTAAATTCCGCGTATTTTTTAACCGTCTTTTGCGGCAGGGCAGGGGCTATGATATCCCCTGCAAAACTGGTTTCTTTTGGTACGTCCAAGGGGCTTTTACCTATTAATGCATTACTGCTGCCAATAGCAAAATGACGAGCCAATTCAAAAGGAGCATCAGCAGTGCTGGCTACGGCATTGACGAGCCCCTTGCCAGCTTTTACGGCAACATTATCATTCTGCTTTATAGGCAGAACGTTGTGCAAAAACAGGTTTTCGCCAACAGGCTGAACATTTTTTAAAGCTGGGTCTACCCCATCAACTATTTTTCTTGATTGGCGAGACTTATTTATATCTTCCCCAAACTTAATTTTGTTCTGCGCCTCATTGTATGCGTATCTTTGTAAAGGAGGAATCCAGACCATATTGTCTGTTGAACTGCCAGTCTGTTTTTGGGTTTTGTTATTCTGGGAAGTTTGTCCAACAGGTACCCATTGGCCGTTTACTGTAGGCATCTTTATCCCTCCTTCGGGCCAGTCCCCCATCTTTCCTTGATTTTTTTCATAACATAATCCATATTTACACCGGCAGACTGTGCAGCTTCATAATTTTTGGAAAAGTACGCATTAGCGTATTCTAATGTTCTGAATTTCATTATCTGGTTAATAAAGTCTTGAGTGTTTTCGCTTGATGCGTTCCCTGTGTTTGCGCTTGAACTTCTACTTGTACCGCCGCTACCGCCTCTCGCAAGCTGATCCTGTAATTTAAGCTGCTGAATTTTTGTGTCATAGGTAGGCTGCCCGGCAATATCTTCAAAGCCAGTCAACCCCCAATCGGCCATCTTTTCTGCATTGGGCACATTCCCGGTCAAAGCCGTATAATCACTCAGCTTTTGCCGTGCGTTGTTGTTTTCCATTTGCTGATACGCCATCGTTTTAAGCGGCTGCCCAGGCTGCACCCCGGCCATCTTCTTATAACCTTCAAGGTTCTGCTGTACCATTTTAAGAACATCGTCGACAATGGTTTGCGCCTGTTGGCCGGATACATCGGATACATTTTGAATAAAATTCGTGCTCGGTGCAGGGCTGGCGCTGGTCGCATATGTGCCAGCGTTTTTATTAAACAATGCCAATGTAATCCCTCCTTAAGATGCAGGGTTGTAAACTCCGTATGTGCTGTTAAATGAATCGGTCGCCTGCTGTGCCAGCACGGCCCTGCGGTATGCATCATCAAGAACAAACTGTGTCAGGTTTATGGTGCCGTTCATATAAGCCGAAGCCAACTGCGCCACTAAATTGTTATAGCTGGCATTGTCTGAAGACTCCCGGCTAAGCCCGGCCTGCATAATGCCGTTTGCCAGCGTAGCAAGATTGCTTTCATAGGTTGCATCCTCCGTAGCTGCAGCATTCAGGTAATCGCTTTTCAGCTTAGCCAGTTGTTCATTCATGGTCGAAGAATCATAGGCATTATTCTCTGCCATTTTGGCCGCCAACACTTTTTGGGCCTCAGCTTCCCCTCGCTGCAATTCCTGCAATTTGATCTGATGCAGAGGGTCGGTTGCGGTTTTTAAGTCGGCCAGGGCCTGTGTATATACATCGTTGGCATAAGTGGCAGAGTTTGATTGTCCTGTATTGCTTGGCAGAAACGACAAAGCCCGCTCGTAGTTGGAATCAATTAAAGCCTGCAACTGAGTAAGAACGTCCTGGTTAATATAGCTGTTCTGTGCAGTTGGATTTGTCGCTGTAGGCGCTTGTGTCGTGGCCGCTTTCAGCCCGGCGATGCTATTTTCAAACGCCTTGGCATCCGTAATGTAATTAACGCCGTTGTAATTCTGCAGGCCAGCAATGGGATTACCTGCGTTCCAGGCCATTGTGTTCCCATTACCAGATAATGAAACCTGATTTGTTCCGGAGTTATAATTAACACCAATATTGTTATTGTTTGCGTAATCTCTCAATGTCTGCCCAGAAGGAGCAGAAGAATAGTTCTGATCGCTCCATCTTCCGGTAGCCGGGTCATACGTTGCACCAGAACCGCTTTTGGCCCTTACAACATAATCATGCGCGGCAGCTTTACCAGCATCGTCAAGGCCTGCCCATTGGTTTTGAGCATCCTCAATGCTCTTAAAATTATAAGCCAATTTATACACCCCCTTTAAGTTTTGGCGCTGTTACTGCCGTGGTCGGCGTTGCTTCAGGAAGGACAATGTAAGGATTGTTTTTGCCATAAAGCCCAGGATTGGAATTTACCATCGGGGCTGTTATGGCACCCGACAAATCAAATTCGTATACATTCGGATCAATCCGGCTTAACTCGTTGGCTATGTCAATGTAAAAGTCCGCATTAAGCGGACTGATTAAATCTGGTGATGTATAGCTATTACCCGTCGGTGTTGTATAGGTATAATTGCCCGTAGGGACTTCCCCAAGGTCGCGTTTTGTCCGTGTGTACATCGCTTGATACCCTAAATTCCCACTTAAAGGCACGATGTTCAAGGCTGAGTTATACGGATTGCTCTTTCCGAAGGAGTCAACCCGCAACCATTCTTCTATAGGGCGGTTATAGGCTCCTTTGCCGAACCTAGCACTATCCTGCCCAGGTTGCGCTTTAGGGTATGGTATACCGTAAGCGTCATATGCATCTGAACTCCAAACGGAAGTCTTAGGTATTTCATCATATTTTTTTTTGATGTTGTCAAGAGTAGTTAAATCTCTCAGGTATTCCATACAATCTCCCCCCTCCATGGGAAATATCCTTCAGCAATTATTTCAATATCAAAAGGCGCTGCCGATGAATTTAATTCAAGCCGAACAATGCCGCCGGAAGGATTGGAACTATACATTTCACCATTCACGACAATATTAAAGACCTGCGCATCGTCTTCAAATATCGTGTCATCCCACATGGTTTGCTGAAATTCAAAAATGCATGTTCCGACTTCATAGGGCGGCTGGGTTAATAAGATAAGCTGCTTGTCGATCAAACAAGGCACAGCACGAATGGGTATGTTTAAATCTTTTACGGCCTGCGTGAAAGCTGTAATTATCTTCACATCACCGTCCAGCGAATTAAGCCATTCGGTGCTTTTAATGTCATACGGATTATGAATAAAAATACGCTCTGTCATAATTGCACCTCCACGATTGTCCCGACTGAACCGCTGGAACCATTTGAACCGCTGACTGCGTTATGGTATGTGTTGCCGACATTGTTATCGCCTTTACTGCCTCCTGCCCCGCCAGTTCCACCATTTACAGTCACAGAACCCTCATTCGTGTATGATCCTTTATGGACAAGAACAACGACACCGCCGCCACCGCCTCCTTGTCCGCCGCCGCCGCCGCCTTCTCCGCCGGTTCCATAACCAGATGGTGCTCCGCCGCCGCCTTTGCCGCCTGTTCCGCCAGCAGTCCCGTTACACGCTATTACGCCAGCGGTGCCAATAGTTAGATTTCCTTTTACAGCCAAGACGAAAAGAGCTCCGCCCATTCCAGACGAACCGCCGCCTGCTGTTGCATCAGATCCGTAACCATCTCTTATTGATCCGCTACCGCCTCCACCGCCTGCACCGCCAGAACCGCCACCTGCGCCTCCGGTTCTTCCGCCATAACCAGATGTTGAATCAGCTCCACCGCCGCCGCCTCCGCCGCCGCCAAAATTCCCGCCAGCCGTTCCGGCTGTCATTTGCGCGCCGCCAGATCCACCGACACCCAAAGAACCTGTTAATACAGAAGTGCCAGCCGTTCCTCCTTTAGCACCATCATATGCATCATTATCATCGCCGCCGCCTCCCCCTCCGCCGCCGCCCGGCCCTCCGGGTGAACCGCCAAACCAAGGGGCATCAACAGGAGATGATCCAGAACCGCCAGCGCCGCCGGTGCATCCAACTTGTCCGCCGGTGCCTCCTGCCCCTCCAGCACCGCCAGCGCCACCTATTCCGCCTTTAGGAGCTTCCAGAAGAATTACACCAAGCGGTATTTGCAATGACCTCTGCTGTGTTTCTTCCGGGTCAGCGAAAGCCGCGCAACCTGAAAAGTCTATTGTTCCGTTAATGGTGCAATCACCCCGAACAAGAATAAAAGCACCCCTGAAGCGCTTTGAAGAATTGATAGTATGACCTGCATTCAAGGTGAAATTATTGTACTGCGCTATGAAGGTGGTTGCATCTTCATCAAACGTTTTGATGGTTGTTATATCAACGCTGGCGGTGCTATTAAAATTACCGTCTGAGCCATCTCCAAAACCATCAAGAATAAGCTGACCTTGGCTAATGGCGGCGTTGCTGGATATGTTTTCGCCAACAAGATTGCCGTCCAGGGTCAAATCAATATTCACGAAGTTTTGGTTAATTGCGTCCAGTAAAGATTGAGGGGTCTTTCCTGTTTTATCCTCAATCGTCTGAAGGCGCTCATAAAATTTTGCCATACTATTTCACCGCCCTGTTCACCTTACCGCCGAATGACATTTTATTAATTGTCACCTTAGCAGTAGTTACAATTTTTACCTGCAAGTTATAAAACTTAACTGTTTGCACCGGCACAATAACGGTTTTTCCCGGTTCACCGGTTGGAATTGAAACAGAAACAGGGTCAGACCAGCTGCCCCCATCCGTTTTCAAATAAACACTGAATGTCCCGCCCGTTGAGATTTCAGCTACTTCTATTGCTATCTTTTTAACTTTTTTCAGTTTCCCCGGACGTCCAAGGTCAAGGTTATCAGATACCCATGTCGCGGTTATAGCCGTACCTGCATCTGTAGACGCACCGCCAAAGAGTTTATAGACCTTGCCGTTTGTTGCGGGTGCGTACAGGTCGTTTCCGTCCGTCTGGAAGTCATTGATTGAAAACGGGAATTTAACCTGCGCCCATGTTTTACGAAGCGTGTCAAAGGCTAATACCTGCGTATTGGTTGTTTCCTCTGCCTCTGGGCAGGCAAGCAGGTAATAATCACGCCATGCCACAGCGCAAGACTTGTCGGCATAGTTCATGTTAATAATCTCAGTTATGTCTCCAAGATCAAAAGTAACCGGATTAACAGAACCGCCGCCATAGGCATACACGCCGTTGTCAGAGAGCCAGTATGCTACCTCATTGATATTAACCATAGAACGCCGAGAAACTGCACCTACTGAAGACACTTTTGGGATAGTGTAAGGCGTCCCGGTTCCGTAAGCGGCATACCCAGAATATCTGTTCAGGGTCAGCAGAAAATTTAATACCGGCACTGTTCCGATAAGTTTATCAGCATCACTGCCGGAAACACCTTGATAGTTGATTGCAAAATTGCTGGCCGTGCCTGCATCGGAATAATAAATGTATGTCGGTGATGCAGTTCTATTGCCGAACAATCGCTCTTTCCATGTGTCAATAAAAGTACAGGCTGGCGAACTGGAAGTAATGCTTGACAAGGTTGAACCATCATAGACAAGTCTATCCACGCCATTTGTTAAATAAAGACTGTCTCGGAAATTAACCGCATCAAAATACGCACTGTCACAGTCAGATTTCAAAGCAGCTCCCCATGCCGTAAAACTGGCTGTTGCCATATACAGGCTTTTGCTGGCGGCTCCCAGATAATACTTGTCACCAGCTTTAGTTTGCAGCATTGATAAGGATTCTAGGGATGCCGTGATGGTCGCCGTGCCTATTTGCTCAGTGCAGCCGTCACGCACCTGCAAACTGGATTCTCTTACCCAGAAGTTAGAAACGATTTCGCCCTGGGAGGGGTCGCGGTTTTCGATTGCAGATACGCCCCGGAAGCCGGGCAGGTTATAGGTAAAAGGAACCATGTCTATTCACCCCCGAACCCGTAACAGTCAACGATGTAATCATTATTAACGCCAAGAGACTGATTGATCTTTGTCAAGGCAATAGACTTTGCCCGCATGTATTCATTCATCAACCTTGCCGCGTCCTTGTTCTCGTCATCGTCCTGGCTTTTGTACCTGCTAGCAACGAAATAGCCTACTGCTCCCTTTAATAGCGAATGAACGCTGACCGTGCCGCTGATCGTGGTTAATTCTGTAGGGACAGGGAAATAGTTCAGGGTGAATGTATCCGCGCTGTCCAGTTTGATTTTGCTGTTGCGAATTTCAATGTTGCCGACATAATCTTCCCCGTCCGAATCCTCGACATAGAATAGTTCGAGAAAGTCAGCCGGTAGGGTTACATAGGTGCTGGCAGTTGTGACGGTCAAACTGCTGGTTTTGGGCACACGGCAATCTGCGCCCATTTCCCGCATACAGTCATTCGTCCAGATTATTGCACTGGCAGTAGCAATGGTTGTGCCAGCGTCAAGGCACGACTCTGCCTGGGCTTTAATGTCTGATCCTAAAATTGTCATAAAAAAAGACCCCCTTTCTGGGAGTTGTTACTTAAGTTACGCTCTTCCGTTACCGAAATTACGCGGTAAACCTACCTGCTTGCTGCAGGTACTTTGCCGCTATGTTTGCCCACAACCTTGATCCTGTTTCCGTTGGATGTACTCCGTCAGCCCCCACGCAAATACTTAAACCTCCCTTGGTCAGCCCATTATAAGCATCCACATAGCCATAGCCACGTGATTTTGCATAATCTAATATCTGCTTACAACGGATCGCATGTTCTTCGATGTAAGTTGTCGGCGCAGTTTTGGGGTTTTGCGCTGTGCAAACAGGTAAAGCGTTGGGATATTTGGTTAATATAGCTGATACTAACTCATCGTAATTTGGAATATAATCAACGTCTGCCCCTTCGTTGTGGCTGTAGTTTATAAAGGCAAGCTGCGGTTCAATCGGCGTTTGTTTGGCAAAACGTGTTGCGTCTGCACTGTATGCTATTTGCTTGCCTGCACAGGATGCATTTAGAATTAAAACCCCAGGCGAACCATTACCAACTGTCACCGCTGCTCCACTCACAGTAACGGTATTCCCTTGCAAATCTTTAAAAGATGTAGTTCCTGCCGGGAAAGCCTGATCCATATTTGGACTTGCAACGCATTCCCCTTCAATACCACTTAAAACGTGCGCTTCATAAATTTTCCCTGTAAAAGCATTTCCGCTCCCGCCGCTGGTGCGATTCCCTAATTCTAACGGGATTGATATATTCGGCAGGGTTGTAGGGGCAGCCCCGATTCTCTCATCGCCTATTTGTGTCCAATAGTCCCCGTCATAAGTTGTGGATTTATAGAATTTGAGAGAATAACCACCAGCGTCATTATCTACGTCCAGAGTCGTACGCAACCAAGTAGGTATCCCATCAGCTACTCCAACTGCAGCAGTCGATGCCATATTAACTTGGCTTGCATAATTACCATTTGGACACCAATATAGGCTTAATGTACCACTTGTATTTAAGGCCAAAAACCATCCCCTATTAGGGTCTGTTGGGCCATACTTAGATATAATAATTTGCTGTGCTGACGGTGTCCAATCATCCGGCAATACTTTAACTCGAATATCAATATCACCAGTAATAGCCTGCGCAGCAGAATGTGCCACTTGAATATAATTGCTCAAAACCCCCGTAAAACTGGCGTATGCATCCCCATTAATACCAGTCTGTACTCTGGTGGTTCCACCTGCGCGCCGGAAAGGATCATAACACTGATAGGTGTCATTCCAAAGAGGTTTATAAAATGTGTACTGCGGATACTTAGCTTTTAGCCAATTACAAAGATATTCAACCCACTCATTTCCGTCATTCCCCGTACTATCTCCCTGCACAAGGATACAAGCAGGTAACAGTCCAGCGTTAAGTCTATCTCGCAAGGCAAGAACTTTCGGATTGATCGGCATTTTGGGAGATAATAGTAATCTTTTAGCAGCAGGTGTCATATTAACACCCCCTATACAGCGATTACATCAAGGTAAATACCCAAAACTGCGGCGGTCACGGTTGTTTCTGCACCGTTGGCGACTAATTTACCATACAGTTTTGTATCTGCACTGGCCAACTTGAACTGGATATTATGCCCAGTGTCATAAGCCCTGCAGTTATCACCTTTATCAATCAAAGTACTGATTGTAAGCGGTGCCAAATAACCCGCCAAGTCTGCATCAGCGAGATTATAAGCCGCGTTCGTGGCCTGTGCGGTTGGTGATATAGTAAACAGTTCCAAGGTATAACCTGCACCGCCGCTGAAAACGGCGTTTTGGTCAAGCGTGGCAAGAGATGCGACTATCATGCCGCTGCCGCCAGCAGCAATAATGCTTGACATGTCAAATTCAAGGATCGCTCCTGCATCAGTAGACACAACGTCACCAGCACTATGCGCCGCACCTGTGCCAATGGTAACAGTATCGCTAACGCGATCTCCCGTTTTACTTCCCGCTAACTGAACAAGCTTTCTTGGGGTATAGGTTTCATCAATTATTGTTTCTGCCAATTACTCCGCCCCCTTTGGATGCTCTTTTCTGTAATGCGCCATCATCTGCCCCCGGTTATCAAAGGACGCATCACATTTGGAGCATTTTATTTTATCTTCTGGTTCCTGATCTGCTACTAAAGATATCTCCTGGTGCTCAAAATTTGCTTTCATGCGTTCCAATGCCGGGTGGTCGTCGCTCATATATAATTTGCCTTCCGCGTCAAATGCAAGCTGTATGCGCTCAATATTAACGGTTACGGCATGATTCGGTTCTGCTAAAAACAGATACGGCATGGTTCACCATCCTTTCATGGTAAATAATAAAAAACAGGGGAGGCTTTTACACCTCCCCTTGTGTGGTTACGGCATGGCAATAGCCGCCAGTTTTACACTGGAAACAGTTCCGCCCTGCGTTAATGCAACGTTCACGACGACATAGCCGCTGGTGTTTTTAAACCGTGCGGAATCCAGGGGGCCAATCTGGTGAACGGCGCCATTGTCGGCAACGTTAACAGTCAGAGTCCCAAGGTCTTTTCTCCACCCGCCGCCGGGGGATACGGTAATAGTTGCGGTTTCTACTGCAACGGCATCGTTGATATTCTGTACCAGAATAACAAGCTTTTCATCCTGAACGCCGGATAATGAAATGTTGTTTGCGGCCTGTGCGCCGGAAAGGGTAACGGACACGCTGCCATCACGTACAGCAGTGCTTTGTGTTATAGTCTGTGCCATGTTAATTCTCCTTTCTCACGTTATATGGTGGACTCAGAACCGGTTGTCAGCGCAAGGTGTACCATTTCTTTGGGTTTCACAACCTTGGCGCCGTAAACCATCAGGCCCTTGACAGCATCTCCGAAACCTTCGCCCTGCAGTTTGAACGCATCGGTTTCAAGCAGCTGTTCTGCATAACTGATAGCCTGTTTGGTTCTCAGTAAACAATGGCTAAGAGTGGTTGACTGTACGATGTTGTTTGACATAAATATGTCGCATCCCAAGAACGTACCAATCTTGCCATTTTTCAAAGTGCTGGAATCGTAGTCGCGAATGATCTTGGCCAGCAACATTTTAGTGGCAACCTGAGGAGAAACTTCCAGGACGATGTTTTCGCCCTGCGGCACGTTGTTCTCATACAGTTTCTGCAAGCCACTTGCAACGGTACTGATGATGTTGGCGGACGTAATGGTGGCGGTCACAGTGTTGGCCGCTTCGGTATATTTGTTGAAAATAAACTGGTCTGCGGCATCGTTCAAGCCAAGCCCGGCCCGCCGCATCGCTTCCTTCATCAGGTTTTGATTTGCCTGCGCCTTGTCAACGTCATCAATGGCAAAGTAGTAATATTTCGCCTGATCGACAACAAGCATAGTGCTGACATCATCCAGGGTTTGCAGGGTTAATCCGGTTGAGAAATTATTCTTGGTGTAATCATTGATGTTGATTGCACCAAGGCCGCTGATTTTTACGCGGTCGCCTTTGCCTTTAATTTCACCCTCATAATTCCGGTTGCAGTTGTTGATTGCAACGAAGGTTTTCTCGCGCTCTTTGAGCATGGTAGTTGTCCATATTGTCGGGACAAAGTTGGTAACACTCATGGTTCTTCCTCCTTATCGTTATTTCCACTTTTTCATGGATTCCCAAATTACGTCGTAGTGCTTATCTACTTCAGCCTGAGACATTTTTTGTACTTGCTCGCGGCTGAAGTAGTCGTTTGCAGGCGGAGGATTGCCTTTGATTCCGCCAGGACTTTTCCCAGCGTTGGCGGCATTTTGCTCCTTCACCTTGTTGGCCTGTGCCATCTTCGGAACCATCACCCGGTTATAGGCATCCAAAAGAGAAATGCCCCGCTGGCTGCGGAGCACATAGACTTCTTGCGGTATATCTTTCGGGTCAAGGTCTGGATAAGAATCAAACAGTTCGCGGCCTTCGCTCTCGAATCTTTGCTGAGCCTCTGCTTGCTTTTGCTGTTCCTGGCGTTGCTGCTCGGTCATTTGCTGCTGCTGTTGCAGCTGCTTGCCCTTCACTACGTCCGGGTGGTTACCGATTAACTCAGAAAGAACTTGCGGGTCAAGCCCAAACTCTTCAGCCCGGCTTTGCAACATCCTTTGATAATTGCTATCACGGCTTTTTTGAACTTCCTTGGCCCATGTGATGGGATCCATCCCATGCCTTGCCGCTTCAAAACGTGCCATTTCCAAGAGAGGGTCTAGCTCTTGCAATAGTGCCTGCTGTGAATCTCTGGCTACCTCCGCCCTTATGCGCTCCCTTTCGGCGGCAAGGCGTTTGGCAAAAGCCGATTCTGTTCGTTCGTCAAATGCATCGTTGTCTTGATCCCCGGCGGCAGGATCATCGGGATTGTTCTCCCCTTCTACGCCCGTATTTTCAGATGTTCCCGACTGTTCCAAGTCGGCTTCTGTTCCGTTTACTTCAGTGTTCTCCTGCTCGGCGGCAGCAGGGTTTTCTACGCCCGTTTCAGTTCCTGTGGCAAACTCTTCTGACATGTAAAACTCTCCTTTCTTGGCGGCGGCCCAAGATATTCAACGCCCGATAAAATAAAAAAAGCCTTCAGATTTCGCCAAAGACTCAGAGAAAAATATTTTGTTTATTACATACCCGCTCCCACCCCTTGCGTATTGGTATGTAGTCCCCCAGGCCGAAGCCTAACCGTTTGGTTACATAGGTTCTATCGGGTCACCGACCTTAAACATTAGGCATCACCTGCCTTTTCAGCCATATACCTCCGATACTCGCTTTCGCGATACAGATGCACCGGCGGGTAATGAGTGTCAAGCCAGATACCAAAACCATGAACGGCAGCTCTTGCACAGAAATGGCGATCTTCACCCCACATGTTGAGGTTATAAATCCCGTCAAAGTTTACGCCAGCTTCCAGCACTTTGCGCTTAATCAGGGTACATGCTCCGGTCATTCCAACCGGATAAATGCCGGGATTCTTCCAGCCTTCGATATTGCGATCACTGTAAAACTCGTATGTGTTGAAGTCCCATGCATTGGGGAGTTCTGGCGCATCAGGCTCCCACTTCGTCCAGTAGCATTCTGCGATAATGTCACGGTCTGCCTGATATAGCTGCATTAAAGTCATGGGATGCAGAACCAGGTCAGAGTCAATCAGGAATAGATAGTCATAATCCCATTCAAGAAACTTCTGTATGATTGCATTCTTCATCCCGGCGACTTCGGACACAAGCCGGTCAGTCCAGCGGTGCGTCACTTCATCAGTCACATACTTGTCTTTGGTGTTGTGGATTGCAAAAAGCGAATTGCCCTGTACCATTGGCAGCAGTTCTTCGCAGTTATGCAAAACAAAAAACCTGTCAACTTTCCAGTCAACAGGTATTTGCAGATTATTCAGGCTTTCCAGATACTCTTTAAATATGTGCGGTTTCTGGTGAACTGGCGCGGCTATCAGTATTTTCATTGCGGCCTCCTTCATGGGTAAACTTCATCATGATAACATAGTCAATGTACTGCATTAATCCGTCTATCATGGCCATGCTTCCGGCGGGAGGTTTGTGCTTTGTAAATTCACATTCGGTTAATTCATAGACAGTAGAAAAGGAGTCAATCATATACTCCTGTATTTCTCTGTAACTAAAATCACAATGCCGTGCTACTGGCATAGTCACCTGTTTGTCCCATTGTTTTTCTTTCATGTAAACCTCCTTAGCTGCGGGTCAGGATCCATGATGCTCAGATACTGGTCAAGGCTGCCGTGTAACCCGTCCGGGTCAGTCCGCATGTATCTGTCATACTTGGCTTGTCTGTCCTCCGGCTTGCTCCAGCCCCAATGTTGTATCTTCACCTGATTAGTAACCGCCATCAGGTTGCAGGCATTCAGTGGTAATCGGCCGCAATGCAAAGGGCGCTCGAACCAGTAATAATCCCGGTCAGCGTGGTATTTTACCAGCATCACCCATGACCTGTAATGTGCTGTCCAGAGTTCATCATCCCGGTAATTCTCTTCATCCCACATGTCGTAAAGAGGGAAAGATAACCCGTCAAACTCTCCGTTCTTCTGGTTTTCGGTAAACTCTATTATATCCGGGATCATGCCGGGCGCGTCAAAAGTTTCGTCTGCATCAAGGCATAGGAACCAGTCGCCATCTTCGGCAATCTCTGTAGCCATTCTCCATAAATCTTTGCGTAAGGATAATTCGTCAGTTTCCCAGGTTGATTTGTCTTTGGTGACAACCTTTGCCCCGAAGCTCTTGCATATATCCACGGTGTTGTCTGTGCTGGCATCGTCAAGAACGACAATTTCATCACAGATCAGCTTCATTTGTCCAAGAACACAGGGTAAATACCGATTAGCCTCATTCCTTACCAGCATCATGCCGATTAGCTTAGCCATTCTTTTCCGCCGCCTCTCTATATGCCCGGTAGTGTGCATCGGTGATAACCTCAGTCGCTACATGTCCGCAAACCAGAGTAGTATCAACGTAGATTTTAAACCCTGCTTCTCTGGCTCTCAGACAAAAGCCTAAATCCTCGGCCAGCACAGGCATCGGGAAGAACCACGGCTTAGGCGTTTTTTCGAATACCTCTCGGCGGATAAGAGTACAAGCCATGCCCACACCCTCAACCTCGCCTAATCCCTGCGTCCAGTCTTCGGCAGGTAGCAGTTTTACCTCTTTCCCGTCATATTCCAACTTCGGATAAAAGCATGGGCTGTACGGCGGTATGCGCTTAAAGGCTATCCCTGATACTATCGGCTTGTCATGGGCCAGTAACCGGGGGATCATATCCGCAGGCGGAACCATGTCTGAATCGAGAAACAATAACCAATCATGACCATTTTTCAACATGTGTTCTGCCGCCATTTCCCTGGCATCGTAAATAAGGCTGCTGCCAATCAGTTGATAATCAACCTCTGATACCACCCTTGCATTCATCAAGAGCGGAGCCCACGCGGCCATCGTCTGATACGGGAAATATCCTGTGTGGGGTACTGCTATAAGACCTTTCATTTATGCCATCCCTCCTGTACTTTGTTGGAGTATGGCGGCCTGCTGTTCGGCAGGAAGGGCCATGAATTTCTGCTGTGTTTCCGGCGGTAGCTGCGAAAGCATTGCGCCTGCATCTACGCCCTGCGCTTGTCCTCCGGGGCCAGGCTGTGCACCCTGCTGTGCCTGCATTTCTGCCTGTTGCTGTTGAGCTATCATCTGCTTTTTTATCTCGTCTATGAGTTCTGACTTTTGCGGGATAAATCCATCCGGCATCCTTTCCAGATACTGCAGGAAGGTAACCTGTCCGGCTTTAAGCAATCCGTCCAAAGTCTGCGCTGTTGCAATCTCTGACCAGTAGCTTGACGGGCCAACATCTATTTTTAGGTTCATCTGCATGTCTTTTAGCTCGGAGAAGTCAAACACCACTCGCTTGCCTTTGTAGATAACCTGCCGGACTCCGTAATGGCTGGACATGAAGTCATACCAGATTCTGGCTATGTCCTCGACCCACTGGTACAGATTGCCTTTGACAGTTTCCAGCGGGATCATAGCGGCTTGCTGCACTGCTATAATTGCGCTGTGGTTGTCCGGCTTAATATTACCCATCACGGCATCAGATGCACCCAGTAAATCCATCGTGTACTTAATGGCTGCATCTATGGTCTGCATGATTACCGCGGATATGTCTGCCCCACGCAGATACGTTGCGACTTTGTTAATATCTTCTGCCCCACTTACAGGAATAGCCTTGTCCACCCGATTGTCCCATTTGCTGATCCAAGATGTATTGTAAATAACCTTCGGGAATGCCGTATTCATCAGGCTTTTCATAACCATTGCAAACATTTGATTTACATAAATTTGATTTGGTATAAGTTCAAGCCCTATAGGCTGGCCGTGGTAGCTGTTCTTGCGAAAGTCCCAACTGCTCCATGAGACAGGATAAAGAGTAAGATCCATCTCACGCTCTTTGATGATCGTAACGGCTTTGGTAGACTTGCGCCATAACACGGCGTTATCCTTCTTCCAGAAGCGGATTAAACAGGTACATTTGGCTGATTCGTCGTCTACCTTGGCATCCATTTCGATTTTAGCACGGTCACCGGATTGCTCCTGGTTGTCGGTGTCGCCCACAATACGGTCTATTTCTTCCTGTGATATTCCCTCTTTTTTGGCTTCTTCTCGTAAATCTTTTACCAAACTGCGGAACGCCAGGATGATATATGGCTGTGTCTGCACCCGGTGGTCTTGCGGATTACCGAAATAAACGGTAACATTGTCAAGTAATTCAAAGTCAATGTCACCTTCTGGTTTTTCACCCTCAACCGGCGCAGCTGTCGTTAGTTTTTCATTCCAGAAACAATACCCGCACATGTCACCGGAGATGGCCGAGTCCTTTAATGCGAATCTGAGCATAGTATCCATCTTCAGCCTTTCCCAAAGTTTCAGACATTCGGCGTTTACGACTTCACCGATCATACGCTGGTATACGTCGTTTTCGTCCTCTGGCTCTGCGTTGGAATCCATCGGGTCAGGCGGTTCTGGTAAATGATCCGGCGTAAACTGTATCGACACCTTCTGGCTTAGAACGGCGGCTATAAAGTGGTTTATTACCCGCTTCATGATGTTAAATACAGGTGTAGGCAGGCCATTGTTTGCCACACCGTGCCACTGGTCTCCGGCAACAAACCTCTCAACCTTGTCATTGTTGGCGTACAGGTTTATTTTATTGTTGTATTCCTTGCCGCGCTCGTAGTCCTGCCAATCCTTTGTTACTTCTGTCACTCTGTCTCACCTTCTTTCCATCCGGGCTGCGGATCACCAGTGTAAGAAAATATATTGTCCCAGCCTTCGGCTATTTTTTCTTCCTGCTCTTTGGCTGCCTGCGCTTCTCTGCGCTGTTCACGCGCCAGTATCGGGTTAAGGTCTGCAGGTGGCAGTCCTTGCCTCATCCGCATTCCGTCCCGCACTCCCTGGCGATAGGCATAAAAAAACACCCCGGCCATGAAAACCGAAGCGCTTATAAAGATAAGCACGTCCAATATATTTACCCCCTATAATCAATAATCGTTCCCCAATCGGGGCCAGCTTCGCGGTCGAGCGCATCCTGCTCGAATTTCCAGTTGACTTTTTGTTTGGATTTCTTTTCTTCCTCTCGATGTTTGAGTATGTCGTAGTTAAGAGAATACCGAACGCCATCTATTGTGTGATTGTCGTGGTCTGGGAAGCCATCTCTGAAGTTTCCTTGTGCATTCCTATCCAGTTCATACATAGTAAACTCTCGCGCTGTCTCAGGGCATCTGGCGTCGTCTATAATAATTGCTTCCAAGTCCTGCAGGAACTTGATGCCATAGTCAACACTGTCGGGCCCTTTCTTAACTCCTGCAATCTTCAGCCCGTACTGAGCCATCTCGCTAATACTCTTTGGTTCTGCACTGTCGGCCAGCACTAAGTCATTGTTTATGTTTTCCTCCATGATGTGCTTAGTCACGTTGCGATTGCTCATGCCGTATTTGTATAGCTCATGGAAGATATATAACCGTCTGTTCTTGCGGTCGTAGGCATCGACTACGTAAGCCAGAGGGTCAGCAGCAAATCCAAAGTCAAGGCCGCGCCTAATAACAGAGAAACTATTAATTTCTTCTTCGCTGATAGGCCGTAAAGTAACATTGCCAAATACCTCCCCGCCTGTTCCGACTTCTTCACCTAAATATTCATGGCGATATGCAGTTTCATTTACTTCTTTAAGATGCTCTGCCTCAATAATGAACTGTTTGCCCAGCCACTTCTCAGGCACATCAAGGTATGTCGAATGATGCACCAGCCTGTCAGGTCTGGTCAGCTTTGCTTCTGCATTTACCCAGTTGTTACTGCTCTTGGGCGGATTATACGAATAAAAGACGATGAAATTATCATCGCCTCTTAACATTGATTGATTTATCATCCGTATTTCATCCATGCCGCCGAACTCGTCAAGTTCTTCATACCAGAGATATTTGCAGTAACCTTTAGCCCAGGCGATAGATTTAACCTTTCTTGGGTTGTCAGCACCTTTGAATACGATCTTCTGCCCGGTTGGTATATAGGTTAAAACCATTGTTGATTGCGGTATGTTCCAGAAGGATCTGACACCCAGAATGTTAATCGCCCAAACGATCTGCTCATAGACTGATGTTTTTAGCGTGTCTTTGACTTTTCTGAATACTACTGCGTTGGCCTCTGGGTCCTTCATGATCCCTAGAACAATTTCAACGGCTATGAAGCTACTCTTTGTGCTTCCGCGGCCACCTTTAAGCCAGTAATGAGTAAAGGTATTTGCTTTTATAGCTGCGTGTATCGGGAAAAACGAAGGAGCAATTACTTCGGATAACTTAACCTCCATCTATATCATCTACAATCTTTACACCTACCTGGGCATTAACATTAACATTTTCAGTAAATAGTTTGAGATGCTTCCCGAGCAGTTCCAGGGCTTTATTTGCCCCAATGCTGTCAAATTTATATTCGCCCGTTTCGACCATCTGCTTTGATTCATAATCGAAGGTCATAACCGGTTCTGCTTGCTGGCATCTTATAGCAACATTTTTCAGATTTTCCAGCACCCATTCAGCAGATAAATCCAGTTTTTCCTTGCGTTTATCATTCTCTTCCTTTATCGCACGGGCAATGTTAGGATTTGCAAGCAGTTGTGATGCACTTGCTCTTGCTGCATTCTCATTGCATTTATAACCAGCTCGTAAATATGCCTGAGTTGCATTAAGATCAATCAGATATTCTTTTACAAACATTTCTTGCTTTGGAGTCAAACCTTTTTCTGTCAATCTTAATCACCTCCAGAAAACAAAATTAAGAGAGTCAATTTTAATTCGCTAACCATATTCTTTGTTGATGTGTTAATGTGCTGTCGTTTTTAAACCATTGATTAAGTTTTCGAAGTATTCTTGCCTCTTTCCCTGAACGGTAAATCATGTCTTTGCGCAAATACCTTTCTCTTATTGTAAGATAATCTATTATCATGCTTTCACTCTCCTTAAATGCAAAAAGCCGCAAAATTTCTTTTGCGACTATGTTACTTACTAAATCTTAAATATATAAAGTCTATTCTTAGATAAGAGTCTATTCTTAGATAGTGGTCGAAATACAACTTCTGCATATGGTTGTATACTGACTTCTGCCCAAAGGTTGATATACAACTTCTGCCCCCCCGTTTTATTCTCTAATTCGGTAGGCAGTAACATGTTTTTCAGATAGTTTTCCTGTTGTCGGATCTCTCCAATGCATCTGCCAAGATTGAACCACATTTTTATCTTGCAGTTCTTTCTTTGCCGCTTTCAATGTTGATAGTTTCATCCCGGCATCTTTGGCTAATTCCTCATTAGATCGCCAGAAGAAATCCTCTGTGTTGGTTCCTGAGAATCTATGCTCTAACTCATTAAGCACGACATATAGCCATTTAGCTTGATATGATAGACTGTTAAACCCGCTATCATCCTTGAACAATAGTCGTGACAATTGTAAATAATTCCCCTGTTTTCTTTTCATGCTGATTGTTCCCTTCTGCTTAAGGTTGTCGGCTTTGGCAAAGGGTGAAGCAGCACCCCTTACCTTTTAACGGTTCTGGCCGGAACCGCAGCCGCTATGCTTTTATAAGCATAAAAAAGGAGCCTGTCCCCAAGCTCCTTTATTCCGCCTATCAATATCTTTGCATCCCTTGTCTCTCAGCTCTCCTGTACCTGTAGTCCGCAATCCACTCCCGCAGCCATCGAATCATGCCTACACCCACCTTATATTATAAAGTTCCTAAATCGCCTGATAATCTTCGCTGGCAGATCATATTTCAGCGCCAACGCCTCATTACTTTCATCAGATTTCAGATCATCGCGCAGCTGGTATTCCTGCTCAATACGTTCTTCCAGTCTGAATTCAGCAATAATAGTTTTGGCTGGCACTCCCGCCACTCCGCACACCAATTTACCCCAATCAGACTTTAGGAAGCGTAAAACTTCCTTCCATGTGCTTATATTCTGCGGTTCCCGTATATCCGCTATCGCCTGCGTGACTATCCCTGCATATAACCTACGAACGTCTATTTCCTGCTGTGTTCTTCCCATTTCTATACCACCTCTCAGTATATCCGCCCATAATAAAAGGCCGGAACAGGCGGGAGGGTAGCCCCGCTTTTCGGCTTGCAATCACCTATTTCTGGCCATAAAAAAACACCGGTCTTTTGCCGGTGCTTATTTATCTATATACACTTGTCCATATTAAAATTATAAATTTTACCGATCCCAATATCAAGGGGTTTTGCGTTTTTAAGTGCGCAGTGTTTGAGCAAAAACCATCTGAAAAATATTTTTCTTTTTTTGTGTTGACAACTTACATGCATGCATGCTATACTGTAATCACGGGCAAGGGAAACAGCACCGCGACAGGGCCTTTGAGCAAACGGCGGTGGAGTACCGGCCTCATAACTCTATAGGAGGACACCAAAATGGCTCAAGCAACAATAAATTTATACACCAGGATACCTGCAGAGTTGGATGCAAAGCTGGTCGAACACCTTAAAAATTCGGGCGAATCGAAAACAGAAGTGGTCAGAAAAGCTTTGCAAGAATACCTTGAAAAACCAAATAACAGTCACTCGGCAGCGGCAGAATAAGATAGCGCGGCAGCTCTCAGGGAGCGGCGCAGGAAGGAGCGGGAAAAATGAATTTTAACGGACTGATATTAAGCGATAAGGTGCAGGATGCACTGCCGACGATACTTAAGGAAATGTTCCGCAAAGCATACAGAACGTCCAGTTTTTGGATGTTGGTGCTGGACGAAGAGGGCGAATTAAGAATCGTTGAAGAGGTCAGCAACAACAGTACCCCCGGCGACGTCTGGAACGGCAAAGCGGTGGTGGTGGCATCCGAAGAAGGTTTCGGCCCCAACCGTTTTGATTGGGACGGAGAACCGACAGACGATGAAAAAGACGAATATGTCCGCGAATTAATTAATGCCGAGTGGGTAGACGTGACTATGGCGGAAATTGAGAGCAAGGCAAATCAAGGCTGGTATTAGTTCCCCGCACCTGTCCACCGGCAAGGTCGGCGGGCAGAGTGGGAGGAATTAAATCCCTTTAATCTAACCAAACTGGAACCCGACAGGCTACAAAGGGAGCCGGGGAGAAGGGAGTTTTATAGATGTTAAACGAAAGAATGTTAGAAATCATTGAAGAAACCGGGAAAATCAGAATGCAGGATATTGATAACCTTGCGGAATTGCAAGGCGAACTGGGCAGGGCTGGATATGTAAGTTATGTTGATATGGCCACCGATTATTTAATCGTAGAAAAAGCAGACTAGCTCCCCGCACAGCGCCCAATCGCATAGCAAAAAGCCGGGTTTATGCCCGGCTTTTCTAGTCCCGAAAAGGTGAAATTTACGCGATTATTAAATTTGTAGAAAAATAGGTTTGCTCTCCTGGGGGCTTCACCTCTCTTTCATTATTTATTTTGAATATCCTCCATATTTATCCCCCATCAACCACCTCCCTAACGTATATACCCCAACCTTACCGCCGTCTTTTCGATCACCTCCTGCTTGATCGTGGTTACCTGTCGGCGGCAATAACTCATGTGTTTGCAACAATCTATAATCGTCAGGTGCTGCCTGTAATGCAAGTCAAAGAAATGCTGCTGCCTCGGTGTAAGATGCTTGTAAACGTCCTCTATCCTTTCTATGTCCTTTTCCAGTTCTGTTATCTCCGGCCCGGTCAGCTTTTCTATAGCCGTGTCCATCTTGCTATGATTAATGCTGCCACCGCCGCCAATAGCGGCCTCTTGTATTATGATGCCTTTATATTCTCTGCCCACTGTCTGATTGCGCCCCTGATACCCGTCCATTATCTCCTGCTTCAAATCGGCAAGTGCCTTAATATGTAGCTCGTACATGTCCAGTTCACGATTACATTTGTACCACACGTCACTAGGAATCAGAGTTCTCCCCATGCTTACCTCGCTTTCTTACTCCGCCTTGCGATACTCCCCGTATGCCGCCAGCACAAACATTCCAGGTCTGATCTTGCTGCTCGGATACCATGTCGGCATCTGCCAGACTTTTACCTTGTCTTTGTCTCTCCTTGTTGTCCGCTTGCGTTTGCATGGCATGTTATCCCCTCCCTCAACACCTTCGGGGCCAGCGCCGCAGCACCTATGCCGCCGAAAATAATTACTGCGCTCTGAGTACCGAACAGGCAGGCTATAAGCGTTGTAACGCCTACGCCAGCGACGAACAGGTATATTCAGCATAGGATTGTAAGTTTTTGTTTATCGGTCATAACCAATCACCCCACATTGTATTGTCAATGCAGACGAATATCGCAGTCACAAGATGCCATACAAAACCAACAACATATAGCGGGAATAGTCCTAAATCTTTTAAAAATGCTTTGGTGTAGCCTTTAACTCCGTCACAAGCGAATCTCGCCCAGTTTCTTTTCGGCCATTTCTCCGGATGTGCAATACATACATGCTCCAGTAATTCCTTGCCGGTTTTGCGATACATGTAATAATCTTTAAGGTGATGAATCAGAATTGATTCGTCATAAAATTCGCTTCTGGAAGTGTAGTCGCACCATTTGCATTCAAGCTTCCAACTCTTCTTGGTCATAGCTACCCCTCCTATACCTCCGTAAACCATATCTCCGGATATCGAAACAACAGCATCTTCTTCTTGATCTTGTACTCTTTAGTCTTGTGTCCCTTCACGTCCACGATCTCAACGTCAAAGTTCTTGTGTATGATCCGAAAGTCGGCCCGGTACTTGATGGCCCTGATCGTTTTACCATTTCGCTTATACGCTTCCTGCAGTACAAATTCAGGCTGCAGCTCAAAGTCAATGATATCCCCGGCCTGCTTGCGTAGTTTCAACTGGCAGTAATAGTCTGCTTCTTTTTTGCTGTAAAACGTAATGTAGTCTATGGTGGTCTTTCGGCTGTGGTATTTACTTTTCTTCGGTTCCGGATACTTGTCCCCCAGGAGCTTCCGCGCTTGGTTTTCTGACAGGCGGGTCATGCGCCGCACCCCTTCCGCATACTGTCTTGATTCCATGCCCTGCTTGCCTCGTTGCCTTCAAGGCTTGTGATCCCCGGCATAACCTTTACAAGCGTTTTAACTCCGTCGACAACTTTGTAAACATAGCAGTTCGGGTCTATCTCGCACCCGTAAACAAGATTGATATTTGCGTTCTTCCTGAGTGTCGCCGATGATAATCTCCGCATCTTATCCCCCCTATGCTGGCATTTCAGCCCGTTCTAACAACTCCCCGCGAACCTTTCGGTATTGTTTTATATACTCACCCTTTCCATATCTCGCTCAACAGTTTCGCTTCCCAAATCACCCCTTAATTAAACTCTTTGTATCCGCCATACATGATCGCAGCCGGGGATAAAGTATCATCATATGGCTTTGCCTTACGCTTCAGGTGTTCGTCCGGGTTCAGTATTTCGGCAATAGACGGGGGAAATTTTTGCGTCATCACATGCTTGTCCAGTCTTTTAATAGCTAGGTCGTAATCCATCTCAGATAAGTTTCTCTGCCATACTTCCAACCTTTCCGGCGTTGGTTCAAAAGATGGATAAGCCCCCATTACTTGCTTGATAAAGTTTGCTGTTTGTTTTTTATCCACTTCCGGTATCCTCCAATCCAAAGAACTGATCGACAAGGTTTAATTTGCTTTGAGCGATATGGTTTCCCTGTGGAATAGTAGGCCGTTCATTGTCGCGGCGATCCCATGCCAGTATTGTTAAATAATCACTTTCATACTTCACACCTTTTGAGCCTTTATAAAGACTTAAGTTATCAATCTTTCTGAGAGTGGATTGTTCACCGAATTTATCTATGAGTGATTGATACTCTTTATCTGTCATGGTTACGAATTGCGCGCGCGGTTTCTTCTCTTCTTTTTCTTTCTTTTCTTTTATCTTCTCTTCTTTTCTTTTAGGAGGTAGTTCTACGGTATTGCTACGGTAGTATTCAGGTAGGAGTATTTCTTGCTCGTTGTCGGGCAGAGAGGGTAGTTTTGATTCGGTCGGTTTATTGATTACTTGGTGTTTAGGGAAGTTCGGAAGGCAATAAAAATCTTGTCCGTCAAATACATAAAATATAGCCATACCCTTACCCATTAAAGAGCAGGCCATTTTTTCAATGTCTTTTACTTTGAGATCATCATCATATGGAAATATAGTGGCTTTGAGAAGTTTAATATTGCCCCTTCCCCGGCCTTCATCGTCTGCGTTAGATATTAAGCCCATAAAGAATAGACGTTCATCGCGATTACACTCCCCTAATTTTTCATCTGTCCAAAAGTCCGGATCTATCATTCGCTTTCTTGCCATTCCCCTCTGCTCCCCCTCGCTTAATTTAGTACCCCCACTTCCCCAGTTCATCCTCTCTTGCCTGCGCCCACCACCAGCAGCGGTCATCGTTCTTTGTCTCGCCCTTGTACTTGCAGTTTCCGGAGAACATCGTTCTGAGAGAAGCAGGCCGCTTTTCCTGTTCATCTTGCCGCCAGTGAATGCAGGTCCCACAGCATTCGGCTATTTCCAGTTCAAGCTGTTCTGCTGATTTTGCTTGCATTTACATCACTCCTCAACACTTCAGTTATCCCGCTTAAAACAAATAGCACACATGGTATAGCCACTGAATTACCGATAGCCTTATATCTGGCAGTATCGCTTGCGCCCGGTATATTTGTCCAGTTATCTGGGAAGCCTTGAAGTCTTTCGCATTCTAATGGAGTCAGGCGGCGGACCCGATACCGGCTAGGGAATACAGGAACTTGGTTACCCCCTGTTCCCATTCTGGCACATAGAGTAGGACTTACATTCCAACTGGCATCATTACTTGCTTGTGCTATGTTAAGAACTGGAATTAATTCAGTTAACCCTGCTGCTTCTATAGTTACTACTGCATGACGGTCCGTCGTGTTAAGAGTAAAACAAACATCCTCGTTTATCCCATCTCCCTGTGGTCCATTTTTATCTGCTCTGCCTATCATAGATCCTTGAATACAAACTGCATGATTCCCTAAACTGTCAAGCGTATAACTTACATCATCTTGCGAAATACCTAAACCATTTTGAGACTTGCCACGGGTTGCGTTTTGAATTACATAAGTCGTACTATCTGGTTTATCTGCCTTACTTGGTTCAGATCTTAAACAATGCGATATATCAGGGGATTCTTGATAACCAACCGCCACCAAGTTATAACACTCATCACCAGCTGGCCCACCAGTTCCTTTTGCCCACTTGGAAGATACTGCACCAGAAATACCTGCCGGTGTTGAGTTAATACGTTGCATTATTGCTGGGCCTGAATGCGTTGGTGAACTACCGCTATTTGCTGTTAAAGAAACCGCGATATCTCCACTTACAGAGAAATTATACGCATCTATGCCGATTGCATCACGTTGTGGTATTGCAATCGCCGGTATGTGTTCATTAGCACATAAGGTATGGCATGGGTCACATGGTTTCGGATTATTTCCGTTTTGAGGACTTGTTATCTGCCCTGTATTGAATGGTATTATGCCGTTTGATTTATTAACGCCCGTTCCAACATCTCCGGCAATTTCTTCCCTCGCTTCTCCGCTCTCCGCAAGATCCCTTCGCAAGCCTTCGGGCTTAAAAAGTATTTCGCCGGCGCATTGTCCTCCAAAATCTGCGACAAGGAAGATTCTGCGACGACGTTGGGGGACTCCCCAATATTGGGCATCCAGGATTCGCCAAGCGAGGTCACAGTTTCGAGTTCTGACCATTCCTGCGTTTGCCCATTTACCACTTGGAGGCATTGGAATTTCGGCCTCTGCGATTTCTTCGAGTACTGCCCTAAAATCTTCACCTTTGTTGCTACTGAATGCTCCGGGTACGTTTTCCCAAACTGCGAATCGGGGATATATACCGCTACTTGCTGATCGCATCCCTCGAATAATCCTAACTGCGTCCATAAATAATCCTGACCTTGCACCCGCCAATCCCTCCCTTTTTCCTGCTACACTCAAATCTTGGCATGGAGAACCAAAAGTAATAATGTCCACTGGCTCAATATCTGCGCCATTAATCTGTGTTATATCTCCCAGGTGTTTCATATTCGGAAAGTGATGCTGCGTTACCCGGATCGGGAATGGTTCGATCTCGCTTGCCCAAACTGGCTTAATTCCAAGTTGTCGGGCTGCATATGGGAATCCGCCTATTCCGTCAAACAATGAGCCAAGTTTCACCTACGCCCACCTCCGATAACCTCTATCATCGTTCACCAGCCACAGCCCCAGGATCTGCAGGGACTTGCTGGATGCCCTACGCTTACCAGCCATGACTTGTGCGCTGATCTTGTCTATATAGTCCCGGTAATCGATTAGCATACAACCGCCTCCCTTATTTATTTGCATACCCGACAAGATTGTCTCTCGGAACAGTTACACACGCCCCGTCATAGTCTCTGTTAACTATATAAAGAACGCCGTCATTGCTTTTTATTTTTCCAACCATCACCCCGGTAAATGCCTGATTTTCTGGGGGGGGCGAACCAAACAACGCCCAGACATTAAATTCTATTTTTGATCCCTTCCTTGGTTTAATTGATATCATGAAATTCCCTCCCCTACCTCACAAAATCGCTAAGATACATCGGCCCATCAATAACCCCGGTAGCATGTCCAATCTGGGATGCAACACAGAGAATCAGTAATATAGCAGCCAAAATAGAGATTACCTTCGTTTCCCGGTCCGCAAACTCGCGCTTAATCTCCTGCTTGATAACCTGCGCTTTCGGCTTCTCCCTGCGTGCCTTTTCCACTCTTACAAGCGGCTGCACTCTGTATGTCGGCTGCATGGCTTTTATGTTCATGTGATCCCCTCCCCCTGCATAAATAATCCTGTTCGGCGTATAATAGACTGGGATAGTTTGCTTTTCTCGCTCCAAAAGTAATTAAGCTGTTGCCTTGCGATAAGCCCTAACAATCTCCTGCATCTCCCCGGTCAGAACTTCAAACTTGCTCTCCTGTACGCTGATATATGGTTCCATTAGCCTGATAAATTCATCTTTATCCAGAATGGCCTTGTCCTTCTCTTCCAGGGCTTCCGTGAGTGTCTCTACGCTTCGGCGCAGGCGGTCAACTTCGCTGCACATGGGATTCACCTGCCTTAAATGCTCTTTCGTCTCTTCTGTCGACCAGATAGTCTAACGAAACATAGTAATAATCGGCTATGGCTATTAATGTTTTTATATCTGGCGTTCTGGATCCGGTTTCGTATTGAGCGTAGGTTGTTCTCTTAATGCCGAGAAGCAGGCATAATCCTTCTTGCGTTAGGCTGCTTTCGTCCCGCAGGGATTTTAGTCTTTTGCTAAGCATGGGGGTCACCTGCTTTCCACTGCATCTTTTATCCATTGCCGGGCCAACTCCAGCGCCTTCTCCAGTTCCGCGGCCTTTTGCATTGCTTCGTTTCTTTCGTTCTGTGTCGAGATAAGATCGTCGCTTTGTAAGTTGTATAATTCCTCTGCTTCCACCGCCCGGTTTATCCAGCAAGGCAGGGCTTCGCGGGATAACATATAAAGTCTTTTATCATTTTCATATTTAAACTCAGCAATTTGAACATCAAATCCGCAAGCATCTTTTTTGTTCACTGATCCGTCATTATGTCCGATTGCATTTCCAGTTGTAGCCGCTTCGCAAACCTTCAAATCTTCCTCTGCGTTTCGTTGTTGCATGATACCCCTCCTATCCCCAATGCCCGTTACGCTTCAGGATTTCCACTATCTCCGGCGCGTATGGTTCGTCTACATTGATTACGAGGTAATGGTTGCCGCGTCTTTTGCCAGCCACCTGTCTGGAATCGCAAATTGTATCGCAAAACTCCCATAACGCTCTGGCCTCTGATTCTGATAAGAATTGATCAATATCTTCATGTTTTAAAACCAAGAACTTTTCGAATTTCCCACCCTCTAAAAAGTCTGCGTTTCGCATTTGTCGGCCTCCTTCTCGAGCCACAATAACCCAGCTTTTAGGTATTGCTTAGCCATTTCTTTCATTTCAAATACGGCCTCGATTATTTCAAAAGCCCTATTTTCAATTTGTTCTTCTGCCGTTAATCCAGCAAAACATTCTGCTAACATAGACATAATGTCGTATTTATCCACGCTCTCACTCTCCCTTCCGCAGCGGACACCATTTCGGGCTGGTCTTTGCTTCTGACGCTTTAACTGATCTCCCTGGATATTTAAAATTCGGATGAGTGCAATAATACCCCAAACAATACATTGATGGATGTTCTTTAATCGCTCGCTCTTTATCGATTTTAAAGTCGTTGCACTCTCGACACTTCGGTACAGGCATTAGGAGCCTCCTTTCACGGCTGACAGGGCATTCAAGGCATCCTCTAAACATCTTGCATGTCCAGTACCGCCATACCCATTCTTTTTAAGCCAGTTCATTACGTCCGTTGCAATTGTTTGTAAGTCGCGCAGTCCTTCAAGCTCGGAGAGCAGAGATGCGCCAGCATCTGTTTCTCTCAGAACATCTCCGGCAAACCTTTTAACGCTTTCCAGTGAAGGAGTAAATTTAACTGTCCCATACGGCTTTTCTTCGTACTTTTCACCGATGCAATTAATGGTTTGTAAAGCATTTCGCAACGCCGCGTTGTCCGCTCTCAGGGCTTCGTTCTCGGCTTGGAGTTGGGCAACTAACTCCTTAACCTCTTGGGCTTGGGCTAATAGGTCAACAATATTATTAAAAACCATGATCGCTTGTTTTTCTTTGTCTTCCTGCGCCGCCTGGAGCTGGGATTCGAGAGCGGCAATGTCTTTACCACGCTCAAGAAACCGTTCCTCAAGGCACTTCGGGCACATATTGGTTTTGTTTTTTGAGATATAAAGGTTGTGACATCTTTGACAGATTGGTGAATCGCTACTCATTATTTTTCACCTCTTTTGAGTTATTGTTTTGAGGACATTTATTTCTTTTGTAGCAATATTTGCAGTTAGCAATATTAACTTGTAATTGCCAATGTTCCTTACTTAAATATGGTTTAAATCTGTGCAGTTCTGGACAATAAATAAATTCCATCCCGCTACTCGCCTCCTTTGGCAATTTGTTTTTGCAACTCTTTTTCTAACACCTCAAGCGCTCTCTTCTCAATATTAAAAGAATGTTTGCTGTTTTGGGCATTTTCGATATACTTACGCATGTTTTTTATCTCATTTTGCAGCGCCTCTGTAAGAGACTTGGTGTAATCATTAACCGGCCCATCATATGATGTAATATTGACACCACCAAAATCACGTATTTCGCCATAATTAAACGGTTTTCGTGCCATAAAACCGGTTCTTTCTGAACTTAATCCTTGGGTGGGGTAAGTATTAATTGCAAGAATTTTAACGTTTCCTCTCCAGGGGGAATTAAACACTTCAAGTAATTCCCCAATATAACTGCCACGCAAGCCGGTCCAGCAGATAACATTTTTGCCTATTAATTTTTCAGCTTCAGCACGTTTCATCCCGCTATTCGCCTCCTTCGGAGTCAATCATAAGATTGTCAATAACCTGCTTCTGTAATTTCTTATAGGCCATATCAACTTGGCTATTTGTTAAAATTCCTTGGAACATAAGCCAAGTTATTGACTGTCGTGAGCGTTCCAATTTATCCGATTTCAAAAGCGTATATCCTTTTTCTTTGGCTTGTTCTTCTAATGAAGGGTAAAGTGCGCCGTATCCGAAACCTATCGTTTTATCCATCCCGCTGCCCCTCCAATCTAACAAGTCGCCATAACTCGTTTTGTATTTCCCATGTCTCCGGTGTATCTGGGTATTCGTGTTCAATGTGTTTAAGAAAAACTTTCAACGCTTGTACCAGCTTTGCCAGTTCGCTGCCGGGTTCAAGTAGCTGGTTGTTTGCGCGGAGATATTGAATAAACTGCGGGATATTGCAAAAGGCTTGTTTGCAGCGTTTTTCGCGTTCTTCTGTGCCGATGATACCTACATAAACGCATCCCGTTTTTACGCAAAAATCAAAAGGTTTATAAGGCTTCATTTTTAACCTCCTGTTCGATATCTCCGGGCCATTCCGCACCAATTACATTCCATCCGTCTTGCTCTGATAAAGGAATTTCTACTTCTACGGTTTTAATTGCTGTCCATGCCGTTAAGGGATCATATTCGGTTCTCGCTAAAATAAGTTTGATTTTCATCCTTATCCCTCCAATCCTTCTGCTTTGGCAAGGGCTTGGCGGGCCTCTGCGCATAAATCGTGAATCCACCCGCCAGATTGATCTTCAAGGACTGATAAAGTATGCTTCAACGCTTCGTACATATCTGGGGCGGATTCATAAAATCGTTTATTGTAGGGTGTGCCTGTAATTGTAATTACTGATAAAGTTGGTTCCATCCTTATCCCTCGCTTTCCGGCTCCGGGCTTTTATTGCCCGGATGCCATTTGCTGTAATTCCTCGATAATTTTGCTGGCCTGCTTTTTGGATATATCCGCCATTGAATTGATACCGTATTTTGATTTAATCTGATCTTCTGTCACATCGGCCTTTTTGCTGATCGCGAATATGGCCTTTAATTGGGCATCGCTTGCCTTGTTTGTATTTCCGGAACTGCTGCCCTGCGGTGGTGCGGTTGATTTATTGTTTGCCTGTTGGCCTTCCCGCACATTACCAGACTCCTCTGCCCACTTTTTAACTTGGTCAGAATCCTCATACCAATACACATCTGCGCCGATCCCCAATGCTTTACAAGAAACGCTGATTGCATCCGTCAACGCCATCTTAAAACATTCGTCTGATGTATACAGTCCAGCCGTTTCCTTGGTTACAAAAGAACTTCCGCCCGTTCCAGGGATTGCATCAGACCATTCACCGTCAACCTTTATAAACAATTCAATGTTTACAAATGCAGCAATTTCGTTATTTGCTCCGGGTTCCGTCCATTGCTTGGTTATGGCATATTTCCATCCAAGTCCGCAGGGGCCAAACTGCTCTGTCAAGGTTTTTAGTCTCCACATAGGGCTAATGTCTGTTTTGCCTTTTAATCTGCCGCCAGTTATTGGTTTAAGCGCATTGTCCGGGACAGACCGGACAACATTATAAATATCAAGATTTCCCATTCTTATACCGCCTCTCTTTGTTCAAGATCACGATAACTGATAATGTCGGTCACCGTTTTTACACTTCTGCAATAAGCACATTTGCCGCAATAAATGGGGGCAATGCTTCCTGATTTAACTGCCAAAATTCTAGGCATATTAGCTTCTATTCGGTGCAGCTCGTGGGATATTCTCGCAGGGTCGTTGAGGTCAATTACAGCCTTGTCAGGAGGCGTTTCTTTGCTTACTGCTACAATGTAAGGGGAAAGGTGTCTGTCTGATCCTGCATTCAATCTTTCTATCTCCAGGTAGATTGCAAACTGGATGAAATACTGGTAGGTTTCGATAAACGATACTCGGCAATTATAAAACTCTGACCATTGCTGTTCCCAAATGCTTCTAGTGGTTTTTAGGTCAACGATGGAATCGCTTGGCTTGTAGGTGTCTATTTTAATCTTCCAGGGTGCGCCGAACATTTCAGCGGTCATTATGACTTCTTTTTCACCTTCCAGCATATAGGAACAGAAGGAATCGTTTTGCAGGGCCTCGATCATCTGATTAGCCAGTACAAAGTTTGATTTTAATTCGCCTTTGGTTGCGCCTTTACTGCTGAACATTTCCGGTGTTTCAGCCTTGAACTTTTCCAGAGCTTCCGAGCCTTCGTTCCATGCGTGGATATAGGAGCCGACGAGAAAGTCAATGCTCGGTTCCGGGGACCATTCTCCGGCTATCTTAGCCATTGCCATTGCTTCACAGGTCAGGAAGTCTTTGTACTGGCTGTTGCTCATATAAAACATATTGGCTTCGGGAGAATGGTAGTTGTCGGAGGTAAGTATCATTTACCTTACCTCCGACTGCAACTGCTCCATTACGCTTATCAGCCTGGAGTTCAGCTTGCCAATGTCCTCATATGCGTTATACAGGTAGCTATCCCAATCACAGACCTCAGATACAGCCTTTAGGTTACGCTCTATGATCTCCAGGGTGTTGCTCATGTCGCAGAGCTGCCGAACCATACCGGATATTTCTTTGGCTGGGTCTGGGATATACAGCGTGTTCGTCAGCGGGTCGTACGCTTTAACGGCATTCACTTATACCGCCTCCTTCATGGTCTGCGGTGGCAGATGATCCAGTTCTTCGTTGATGGCCTTGCAGTCCGGGCAACACCTTTGCCCTTCATCGTCCAGTTTCAGCTTTTCGGGGAATACATCACCGCAGTAGTAGCAGATGCGGTTTGAATCGAATGCTACTTCGGATACTTCCGGTTCATCGTCGTGCCTGTAATATGGAATCACCATGGGGTTTTCAGTCATGTTGTTCATGGTTACTGCCTCCCTTCGGCTTCAATAAATTCGCCGTTCTCCAGCATATACCAAACATCAGCCTTGATCGCTTCTCCGTCGACCTTGGCAGTCTTCATGCCGATAATATTCCATTCGTGGTTTTCGTCCTGCGCCCATTCCGCAATAACAAGCCATGATCCAATAGTCCCTTTGGCCTTGGAATTATTTCCGGTTACCATTGCTACAGCGTTTACGCCGTCAACAGAAGAAGAAGAATGCCATCCATTTGTGGTGGCTATTGAACTGTACCCGGTGGCCTGTGCTCCTGAACTGTACCCGGTGGCCTGTGCTCCTGAACTGTACCCGGTGGCCTGTGCTCCTGAACTGTACCCGGTGGCCTGTGCTCCTGACCTGTACCCGGTGGCCTGTGCTCCTGACCTGT